TACCAACGCTGAAACAACACCAAGCATTTCAGATTCTGCAGGACAAACAAACTAACTTTCTTTTATTTGGTGGTGCTGCCGGTGGGGGTAAGTCATGGATTGGTTGTGAGTGGTTACTAACTAACTGCTATCTATATCCTAATACAAGGTGGTTTATAGCAAGAAAAGAGTTAAAGCGACTGATGGCATCCACTTATCAAACATGGGTTAAGGTTACAAGGCATCACAACATACCACAATCTGATTGGTCATTAAATTCGCAGATGCACTATATTCAATTTGTTAATGGTTCAAGAATTGACTTACTTGATGTTGCATACCAACCTTCAGACCCTGAATACGAAAGACTTGGTTCTATTGAATTTACAGGTGGATTCGGAGAAGAAGTAGGAGAGTGGGATTTCAAAGCATTTGATACCCTTAAATCAAGGATTGGTAGGCAATTAAATACGGAGTATGGACTAACTCCACCTAAATTCTTTTTAACATGTAACCCTACAAGGAATTGGGTCTATAAGGTCTTTTACGAACCATATAAGAACGGCAATCTTCCGGCAAATTATAAGTTCATCCAATCGTTATACAAAGATAATCCACACACAGCAGACATCTATGCTCAACAACTTGAAACAATCAGTGATGCTACTTTAAGAGCAAGGTTAAGAGATGGATTATGGGAATACACCACTGATGACTTGGCAATCTTTAATTACACAGCAGTATTAGACCTATTTAATAATCGCTTGGAAGATTCAAGAGATAAATATTTCAGTGCAGATATAGCAAGGTTTGGTTCAGACAAAATAGTTTATGGGGTATGGCGTGGCATGAACTTAATTAGATTAGAAGATAAAAACAAACAATCTATTATGCAGACCGAAAATGATATTAGGGACATACTCCACAAAGAGTTTATACCGTTCAAAAATGCCATTATAGACGAAGATGGAGTAGGGGGTGGAGTGTTAGACCATTTGGAAGGAATAAACGGTTTTATGGGTGGTAGGAGTCCCTTGAGCAAGGGTGAAGATGTCAGGGCAACCATCACAAATGCACCGGCAAATTACATTACTAAACCTAATTACAAGAATCTTCGTAGTCAGTGTTACTTCTTACTTGCTGATGCTGTTAATAACAGAAGGGTCAGTATTACAGCACCGGTCAGTGAAGAAATTAAATATAAAATCATTGAAGAATTGATGCAGATAAAAAGAGTTGATACCGGCACTGATGCACCACTTCAAATCATACCTAAAGAAGATATAAAAGAAAACATTGGAAGGTCGCCGGATTATGCTGATACTCTTATGATGCGTATGTATTTTGTAGCAGCAATCCCTGATACTTCACACGACTTCCACATGCCATCTGCTGAATATTTACAACAAAAAGGCGTCAGCAATCCATTTGGTGGAATTGGTTGGAATTAGATTCTTGAACTTATATTTAGATTTAGTATTATTGAGTTAGTCGTGGGACTTATAAGAAGTCGGAGTGCGACATTAAAGAAGTTCCAACTCGCAGAACAAAAGCGACAGGGCGACCATCTAAAGATTAGGTAAGAGAAAGTTCAGCAAGTCATAATGGAGAAGGTGCATTGAACCTAACAGATTCTTCTCCCACTTACTAACCATGTAGGTCTGATGTGATAGGTAATATAACTCCAAGAGAAAATGGAACACAGTTATATTTTAAGATAATCCAAGTATGGGGGATTATAGGGGGACTAACACCTTAAAACTCTTGGACTCGCATCTGTTGAAACTTTAATCATCACCAACTTTAACTCCTTATCAGAAATCAAATAAATTGACCAAAGATACTGCACAAATTACAACTTGATAAAAATTAAATTGATACATACAATTTGAATATGGACAAAGAATATAAACAGTTTGTTGATGCTGATATTGAATCAATCAAACAAGATAAACAATCGGCATTTAAGTTCAAAGAAAGAAGATTAGTAGATTGGGATGATAACTACCTTCTTTACAGGGACAAAGTAGTAACCAACAGACTTATTCAAAGACAATCGGTTAATGTGCCACTCATGAAATATGCAATCAACACAATCATGAAGGACTTGAACGAAACCCCACAACTATATTTCAAGAATTTAGATAATAAAGAAGAACAAGAGATTTACTTCAATGAATTTTGGAAGGAGTGTGCTGACAGAAACAATATAGACCAACTTGCTGAAGTTGATAGAAAACAGGCATTACTTTTTGGGCGAAGTTTTAAGAAATTAAATATTGAATACGGCAAAATCACAATGGAAGTTATAGACCCAAGAGATATGCTCGTTGATAGATTTGTTAATCCGGTAAATTTTGACGGTGCAAGATTTATCATGCAGACCGGAATCTACAGAACTTTAGAAGATATATTAAACAACGAAGAATATGATGAAAAAGGTAAAGAACAATTACGAATCCATTACGCAAATAAAGACCAAACATTAGCACAAGACACAACTTACGAATACAACACTGATAGAGATAGAAGGTTCTCAACTATGGGGGTTATGGATGCTTATACTCCAACTGTCAGTGCTATGACTATTGAACTTAACGAAGTTTATAAATATGAATATTGCGAAGAACACAAGAAAAACTTGATTTATGTTTATGTTGTAGCAGTTGCTGATTCTTCTTATTACAAGTTATACAAGGCAAGACTTTATGAACTGCTTGGAGAAACTGAAGATGATTTTTGGCACGACCATTTCCCTTATACTTCATGGGCAACTGACATTGAAAGAACTGATTTTTGGTCAGATGGTGCAGGAGATGTTATCAGAACACCAAACAAGATTGTAAATTCATGGATGTCCCAACTTGTTGAAAATAGACAACTACGAAACTACGGCATGACTTATTACAATGCAACCAATCCTAACTTCGTTCCACAGACTTATACACCACAACCATTTGGATTCTATCCGGTTGCCGGTAATCCTAATGAAGTTATGATGCCGGTTGAGATTCCGGATTTATCAGAATCTTTAGATGAGATTCAATATGTTGTAGGACTTGCTGAAAAGGCAACAGCAGCAACAGCAACTCAACAAGGAACAGTAGAGAAATCAAGTGTAACTTTAGGTGAAGTTCAGTTGGCACTAGCAAATGCTCAACAAAGAGTTGAATCAATTCAGAAGTTTATTGACCAAGATTGGAAAGATTTAGGTCAAAAATTTGCCAAATTAACTAAATCAGCAGTAGATTCATTAGTTCCGGTGCTTGTTACTAAAAACGGTAAGAAGGGACTACAAGTTTATACAAGAGAAATTACAACTAAAGATTTCAAAAACAAAATGGGTTACCAAGTTGAAGTTCAAATGCTTAAAGACAAGCAACAACAAGATATTGATAACATCCAAAAACTACAGGCAGCAGTTGGAATCATGCCAAATAACCAACCATTACAAGAAATTTATAAAAGACACCTATTACAATTTGCCGGACTATCTCCGGAAGAAATTTCACAGGTAGAAGAATTTGAAGAACAAGGTGCATTACCTGAACCAACACTTGGTCTTGATACATCAAACGCTATAGAAGGGGAAATCATGCAGGAAAATGTGCCACAAATGATGGCATTACCACAAGGCGAAATACCATCCATGCCGGATTTAACAGGAAGATAATATGTTTGGAATAGACCCTGCAAAATTAAATTATGATGAACTTAAAACTTATGAGAACCTTGTTGCCGGATACAAGTCCAAACAAATTGAAGTTTCAGACATCAGAAAATACATCACAAAACTAAAAGACGATATTGCTGAAGCATTATGCAAAACTTCAGTTAAAGACGAAGAAAAGATAATCAATCTACAAGCAAGACTTGAAAACATGATTTTAATTGAGAAATTTTTAATTCAACCTGAACAAGCATATGAAGAAATAAAGAAAAGATTAGAACATTTAAGTAATAATTTGGAGAAAGGTAGTTCTATATGATGAAAAACAAAATGAGTAACAAGATGAGAGCAAAGATTTTGAAATCTGAAATGGCAGAAAAGAAAATGTCCCCTATGGGTTATGCTAAAAAAGAAAAGAAAGAATCTATGAAAAGAGAAGCAATGGAAAACATGGCAGAAAAAAAATCAATGATGGCAATGAAACCATCAATGATGAGAAGAAGAAAGATGATGTCATAACTATGATGAAAAAAGCAATGGCAAAAGCAAAAAAAATAATGAAAGAGTGGAAAGCAGGAGAACTAAACATTGGTAAATCCAAGAAAACTGTTCCTACTTCTAAAAAGGGTCAGAAACAAGCAGTAGCAATTATGCTTTCACAGACCGGAAAAAGTAAAAAGAAATAAATGAATTATGAGTTTAGATATTCGTATGGCAAAGTTAGAAGAAAAAGTCGAAAACATTAAGGAAAACCTTGATGAAGTGGTTAAACACAGACTACCTTCTATTGAAAAAAAGTTAGACGGACTATCTAAATTCATATACATTGGTATTGGTCTTGCTATGGCAATTCAAATTGCGATAAGTCATTTAGTTAAGTAAGGAAATATATGAAACCACAGGAATTTTTTGAAAAATACAACAACAAAAAGATAGATTTTGACGGATACTACGGAAGTCAATGCGTTGATAGTTTCAACCAATATCTAAAAGAAGTATTGGGAATCAATAATCCTATTCAGATGTTTCCGGTAGATAGTGCTTACCAAATTTGGGATTATGCTAAAGACAATTCACTTTTTAGAAGAATAGAAAATACTCCTACAGGAGTTCCACAACAAGGCGATATTATAGTTTGGGCAAATGACAAGAATTTCCCACATGGTCATGTTGCTATATTTGACAGTGGAGATGTAAATTCATTTAAGTCATTTGACCAAAACTACCCACTTGGTTCCCCATGTCAGTTTGTAACTCACGATTATTTAAGACCTAAAGTAATCGGATGGTTAAGACCAAAAGTATTAGATGAAGAAGAAGTTTTATTCCCACAAAAACCACAGGTAGATTTAGTTGCTATTTGGAACAAGTTAGACGGCAACAAAACCTATGCTGCAGTATTAGGCATGGTTATAACAATCATTGCTTACAATATGGGTTACATTACAGAATCACAGTTTAATATGTTTGATACTTTATTTTTGGCACTTATGGGATTTAGTTTAAGAGATGCCATTAAGAAAAAATAGACATTTTATAAATATCATAGTTACAATTAAATAGAGCATAGTAAGGGAGAGTTATATGCCGGAATACACATTTCAGATTGTGATAATTCTGATTCGTGGAAATGATGAACTATCAATCGTTAGGGAATCGCATAGTTTATATGCGTCAGTAATCATGCAAACGGTTTATTACCATGCCAAACCACTTCTTGAAGATGGTTGGAAGTTGCGTGAATACTACACACAAAACTATGAGTTTCTGACACCAACACCCTACGAGCATGGGTAAGGAGTAAATCATGAGCGTGTTAGTTCGTATGTTCAAGGATGGAATAATTATTCGTTTAATTGCCCCCTTTCGACAAGACATCTACAAGGACTATATGGTTCAAGCATCAGAAATGGCACGACCATTTGTTGCTGAAGGTTACCACATGGTTCATGCAAGTCTAGTTTGGGATGGCGAATAGTTGCGTAATCTATCAAAGCAAGTCCGGTATTCCATACTTGAGAGAGATGACTTCAAGTGTAAGTTTTGTAATCGTGGGGGCAAGACTTCAGACTACATTTTAGAAGTTCATCATATTGTATGGAGAAGATTTGGGGGGACAGACCATCCGGACAATTTGGTTACGGTTTGTCCCTATTGCCATGACTTGATTCATTATGGGAAATACACCGGCAGACCGGTTACCTTCACAGAACTCAAGAAACGGCAGGGTGGGAAGTGAAATATCTTCTCACCCTTGACTAAACACAAATTTATTACTTATAATCTAAACATGGATTCAAAATCACTTGAAAGATTTAACTTTATCTTATCAAAACCTATTAACGCACTATCACAAGATGAAATCTCTTTTTTAAGAGCAAGGAGAGATGCACTAAACCCTATTCAAAGAGAGTTTTATGCAGAAGTTTTAGGTGAATCCGTAGTTGCACCGGTTGTAGAAGAAGAATCTTCCGAACCAAAGAAAACTACAAGAAGAAAAGTAACAAAATAACTAACTCCGGTTACGCCGGAACTGTTGAAAGGAAATTATGGACAATAGAAATAGAGAGTTTGATTTGTCATCTATAGACGAACCAATAGTAGAAAATGAAACACAAATTGAAGAAAACAACCAAGAATATTCAGAAGAAAATTCTGAAGATTTGGACAGTAATTTTGATAGTAATCAAGCAAACATTACTAATATCCCAAGCAATAATCAAAGACCTGAAGAAGAAATAGACTACAAAGACAAGTTTGTTGAATCTACAAGGGAAGCATCAGCATTATATTTCAAAAATCAGAAGTTAAATCAAGTTATTGAAGAAGCAGCAAACATTGCTGAACCTACACTTGATGAAATGAGAGAGTATGCAAGAACAAAAAAAGCAGACTATGACGATTTAGATGAGTTTTCTCAAAATGTTTTAATGACTAACTACATCAATGAAAAAAGATTTGAAAAAATACTTAATGTTGCACAGGAATCAAAGCAAATTGACGCTTGGGCAACCAAAGTAGATTCATTTATTGAAGATGCAGTTGATAATTCTAAATACCCATCACTTAATTCTTTAGGTGCAGACTTCAAAAAGTTTGCTATGAAGGAATCAAGAAGGGGAGTAGATTTAGATGACCTTGTTGCATCCTTCTTATTCAGTGCCGAAAGAAGCATTAAACAAACACCAAAGAAGTCAGTTCTTTTATCCGGTGGTAATTCTACTGCAGCACCAATTAAGTCTGCAGGTATAAGTGATGCACAAGCAGCATTTATTAGAGAAAACGACCCTAAAGAATACAGACGACTAATTAAATCCGGTCAAATTAACATAGAATTATAGAATTACTTGACATTAAATAAGATGTTCAATTATCATTGGATTAGTAATTCAAACTAACCCTGCATAACAGGACAGTTTAATTGAATTTAGAAAATAAGTATAAATTTAATTGAAAGGTATTGTTATGGCAACATATCCAAACAAACTTATAGAAGCATTTGCATCACAAGCATTAAAAGTGTTCTATATGAAATCTGTTTCAGATGCTATTACAAACAGCGATTACGAAGGTCAAATTAAAGACACTTCATCAATCCTTAATGTTTTAACATTTGGAAAACTATCTGCTCAAAACTACACCGGTGCTGATATGACTGCACAAGATTTAACAGAATCTAATGCACAGTTAATCACAGACCAAAAAAAGTATTTCTATTTCAAGGTTAAAGATTGGGACACATTTAGGTCTTATATCAAAAATCCTGAAAACACAATCGTTGAACAAGTAGGAAACGAAATTAAAAAAGTCGTTGATACTTTTGTTCTAGGATTTGTTTCTGATGTTGCTGCAGGAAACAGAATCGGAACTGATTACACAACCGGAACTGTTGCAGTTGCTGCTACAACCGGAGTTGTAACAGGAACAGGAACAACTTTTACTGCTGCAATGGTAGGAAAAGGATTCAAAGCAGACGGACAATCCGTTTGGTATAGAGTAAAAACCTATACTTCTGCTACTGAAATCGTAATTGAAAATGATTCTGATGATGAAACATCTGCTTACACAGGTGGTGCAATCGCAGGTGGTGCTTCTTACACAGTTCAAGCAAATACTGCTTTAACAGTAACTAAATCCACAATTTTCCAATACATGACTCAAGCAGCAGCAACTTTAACAAATGCTGAAATTCCTTACGACAATAGATTTATGGTAGTTCCTGCTGATATAGCATCTCTTATCAGACAAGCACCTGAATTTATTTCACAAGGAACTGAATCCGGTAGAACAGCAGTTCTAAACGGTATGTTAAGTGGTCAATTCGCAGGATTCAATGTCTATGAAGTTTCAGATGACAGAATCACAGGAAACGCTACTGACGGATTTAGATGTCTAGGTGGTCATAAATCTGCAATCTGTTTTGCTATGGGACTTGTAAGAAATCAAGTTGAGCAAGACATCATTGGTAACTTCGGTAAAGCATATAAATCTTTATATGTTTATGGTGCTAAAGTTGCTGATGAAAGAAGAAAAGCATTGGTTGAATTATTCATCAAAGCATAACTTCTCGCTAACCTGCCACTCCTATACTGTATGGAGTGGTGGGTGGCACTAAAGTATTTAGATTAAAGAAAGAAATAAATGGCAACATTTACTTGGTATTTACAAGGAACATCCCCAACAACTATTGATGCAACTGACTATGTTCAGTTTGCTGCAGCAACATTTAATTCACCAATAACCGTTGGTTCTTTTAATGATACAACTCATGTTGAAACATCAGTTGGTGGAGATAAATCTTCCGGTAATACTCCTAAAAATTCTAAATACCTAACATCTTCTACAGTTTCTATCAGTGGTGGTGGTTCGCAGAACTTAAACACAGTTACAACTGCAAACTCACCATTAAAGATTAACTTTTCACATGGAACTTCAGTTCAGACTACTGCAGCAGTTTTCTATGCTTATGATGGAACAACTACAACAGCAGCACCAACTGAAATAACTTATTACGCAGCAGAACAAGGAGATTCAACTTGGACTTCTGCAGAAGGAAGTGCATCTGCAATTTCATTAAACGACCAAGCAGCATCAACTTCACACGATTTCTATATCCTAACAAGTGCTTCACCTGACACAGTAGGTCTTAAAACAGCATTTAGATTAAGAATAGAATTAACATATTTCTAAATTAGTAGGCGAGTAACGACTACAACATAAATTAAAGATAGGCAAATGACTATGGAACACAATGTAAAATGGCAAGTATCATTAAATAACGGTGAAACCTTATATGAAGGTAAAGGTAACTTTATTGAAGTAGAAGGTGAATTATCCCCTTGGAACAAAATGCTTGAATACTTACAGGCAAACAATCTCGAGATTACATCATTATCTTTATACACAGATTCCGGACAAAGATGGAACTTACCTTCTAAAGGTGGTAATCCAAAGTTTAGAGCATTTGATATTGCTCAAAAACCATACAAACTTCAACTTGAAAGAGTTCAAGGTATGGATTGGGATGACCAAAACAATCCGGATATTTACACAACTATCAATGCTTTTTATGATTATGAAGGAGTAATCTACAAACTGTCCGTTTGGGTTGATGAAAAAAACACCAATAACACTTGGACTTTATTTACTAAACAGTAATGGCAGACCAAAAGTTATCAGCATTAACAGAAGCAACAGGAGCAGCAGAGCAAGATGATTTATATCTTGTTACTGATACTACTACTTCACCTGTTTCAAAGAAAATAAGTTTTGATAATTTACAAAATTCTTTTACAGACATTTCACTTGATAAAGCACAATTTGATACTTCAATGACAGGAACTACAACTGAAGGTCAGGTAGCATACAACTCCAATAACGGTGCATTAGAGTATGGAACTTCCGGTGGATTTCCAATAGAACTTGGAAAAATGACTACTTTACCTAGAAGGGTAAAAAACACAACCGGTGCAACAATTACAAAAGGAACAGTAGTTTATATCAGTGGGGTTCAAGGTAACGACCCACTTATTTCAAAAGCGATTGCTACAAGTGATGCAACATCAGCATTTACAATCGGAGTTACCGGAGAAGATATATCAGATAACGGAAAAGGTCATGTAGTTACATTTGGTTTGGTTACAGGACTTAACTTATCATCCTATACTGCCGGTGATACAGTTTATCTATCAGGAACAGTTGCCGGTGAATTTACTGCAACTAAATCATTAGCACCACTTCATTATGTAAGAGTCGGAATAGTTACTAAAGCAACTGCAAGTGGAGAACTATTTGTAACAGTCCTAAACGGATTTGAACTTGAAGAACTACATGATGTTTCAATAATTGGTGCAGGAGATAAAGACATAATTTCTTATGAAACATCAACAGGATTATGGAAAAATAAAACAATAGGAACTCTCAAAACCGATTTAGATTTAAGTGGAACAAATACAGGAGATATTACTGTTACTGATTCAGCAACGGTTAATTTTACTTTAACAGGACAAAATTTAACTGCTGATGTTATAGCAAGTGGTGTTTCGCTTGGTGGTCTTTCTGATGTAGATATTGTTTCTCTACAAGACAATGATTTATTAAAATTTGATGGAAATACAAATAAATGGATAAATACTAAAGAAATAACCGTAGATACACTTACTGTTAATGGACAACTTATTACAAATCAATCATCTGCTTTTTTCGGTGATGGTTCTGATGGAGCAATAGATTTTGATGGTTATAATGAATACCCTAACTTTTCAACCTTTAATGGAACTGACACCTACACTTTAACAAGAGATATTTATGCAAATACATTAATTGTTGGATATTTTATAACTCTAAAAACAGGTGGTTATAGAATATTCGTAAGTGATACTTTAGTTAATTCAAATTACATACATAATGAAGGTAATAGTGCTGTTAATAATACATTAGGAACAGGTGGTGCAGGTGGTTTCTTTAAGGCAGGGGGTAATGGAGTAGCAGGACTTACAGGTGCAGGTGCTAATGGAACTGTTCCAACTGCTCAAACAAACCTTGTAGCAGGAACAGGTGGTAGGGGGCAAAGTGCTTATTCTAATCAAACTGCTTTTGAAGGTTTAAGTCCTGTTGCATCTACAACTACTCCACCATCTAACGCTATTGGTGGTTCAAAGATGGTCAATAATGTTTTTGCTTATCAGTTCTCTTTTATTCCATCAGGTGCCGCAGCAAATATGCAATTTACTCCATCACAAGGTGGGGGTGCAGGTGCTAAATCGGCAGCAGGAACTTCTGCTGTTTCAGGTGGAGGTGGAGGTGGAGGTGGAACTGTGTTTATTGCAGCAAGAAGCATTGTAAATTTTGGAACTATATCTGCTAGTGGTGGTAATGGGGGAGATGCAAATGGAACTAACGCTAATTTAGGTGGTGGTGGTGGTGGGGGTGGGGGTGTTGTATGTGTTGTTTATGATAATAACGCTTCTTTCGCTTTAGGTGATATAAGAGCATTTGGTGGTGCAGGTGGTTTAAGTGTTGAAGGAACAAATGGAACAAGAGCAGTTGCTATTCCATACCACTTACAGAACTCAACTGCACAAACAGTTTATGTAACTCCTACAAATTTTATGGATAAGAAGTCAGTTTATATGATTTCTATTCATACTTTTGATGACATTATTTCAACCGTTGAACACCCAAACTATAAAATTGAACTTATAGATATAGTTGCTTACGACTCCATTGCTTTTTCAACAAAATATTTACAACTTTACTATGCTTATTTTGACCCTGCAGTAGGTGAAGTTGTTAATCAATTTGAAAACCAATCAATAAAATTTACTACCTTAAATGGAACTTGCACTAATATGAAAATTGTTATAGATGAAATTCAAAATTGTGATGGCACAAATTTTAGTTATTCCCACGCTATCAATTATTCAGACTCTACAACAAACTTAACAGTAGATTTAGGATATGTTCCTACAACAGGTAATATGGTTTATTCAGTATTTGCCAAAGATGGTGGTGCTGCTTCTCCAACTGTAGGAACAGGTAATACTATAATTAGAAAGGGTAATACTATACCTTACCTTTACACAGAAGTTTCTCTTAACAGGCAAACAAATAATCTTACTTGGACAGGCGGTGCTACACAAGCAGCAGCAATATCTGTTGATATAGACCAAGTAGCAAGTATGAGAGATGGAGTTGAAGGTTGGGATGGAAAGGTGGTATTACTACCACAATAAACTATGCACATAACCTTAAACAATAAATTTTATAAAATAAATTCAATAGGCAGAAACAAATATTATTATTATATCTATGTTTCAGAATACGAATCATTAAATGATATAGAGATTCAAAACCCATTATCATCAGATTTATATTTTACTTTTGAATTAAATTTAATTGATTCAAAAGAACCAATAGCACCACAAATTTATAATCTGCTTCTAACTACTGACACCTTCAATGGTGGAATCCTAATAGGGGGTTAAAGTGGAAATTATTTTTTGCTTACTGCTTGAAAACGGTTCAAACTTTTTACTTGAAACCGGCGACAAACTTCAACTTGAAAACTATGTAGGTTCAGAAAGAAATGTCCGAATAGTCGGTCAAGATTCTGCATCTGATACAAGGGGAGCAAAACTTTATGGTGGTGTTATTGATAATAACGACAGACCGGCAAAAGTAACCGGTAAAGATACGGCGTCAGATAATCGCCCTGCAAAATTATCCGGACAGCAATTTGATAACGATTCAAGGGGTGCTGATATTACCGGTAAAGATTCCACATTTAATACAAGAGATGCACGAATAAACGGTAAAGACCAAAATCAAAATGAAAGAGCAGGAAGAATATGGGGTAAAGCACTTGATAACGCTACAAGAGCAGTTAAGTTACTTGGTGTTTATCCTTCTGAAGATGATGATAGAAATGCCAAACTTATTGGTCAGGCAATCGCAACAGACACAAGATATTCACGAATTACAGGACAACTGTCAGATAACAATGAAAGATACGCAAAGTTATCCGGTATTCAAACCTTAAATGACAATATAAACTCCAAACTTATTGGTCAAGAGATTGATAATTACGAAGTAGGTGCAAAGATTGCCGGTGGAGTTATAGAAGATAACTCAAGGGGTGCAAAATTATCAGGTCTTGAAGCAAATCAAAGATTAGCAAAACTTACCGGAACTAAAGATAGCGTTATCTATTTATGGACAGGTGCTGCATCATCACTTCCTACAGGTTGGACAAGAGTTACTGAACTTGATGGATACTTCCCAAGAGTTATTGCTAATGGAGATACCATGTTGGCAACAGGTGGTTCTGCTACACACTCGCACACATCACCAACACATAGTCATAATTTAGAAGAACACACTCATACATTTACACTTTCTATTTCTTCAGGTGGGGGTAGAGATGGTGGTAATGGTTCGCAAAGGGGTGTAAGAGAATCCCACTCTCACGGAACTACAACTTCAGGGGTCATTGCAAATGCAGTAGTTTCTAATGCCGATGTAACTTACTCAACTGTTTCAAATAATCCCCCATTTCACGAAGTTATATTTATAACTAACAAAACTAACCCTTACGCCGGTATTCCAAATGGTGCTATTGCTTTATCAAAAGATACTTTAGGTTCATTAACACTTGCTAATGGTGCAAATGGAACAGTTGATTTACAAAATAAATTTTTTAGAGGTGCTGCTTCCGGACAAAATCCTAATACGACCGGTGGTTCTGCAACTAATACCCACACAATAGACCACACTCACACAACTGCACACCAACATATACAAGCAACAACAGCAACAGTTGATAGTGGAGTTCCACTTAACACACCAAACCCAACTGATGGTGCAAAAAACTTACATACCCACACTGTTACTTTAAGTAGTGTAAATCTTACATCAAATACAAATTCAAGTATTGGTTCTCAACCTGAAACTGTTTTACCACCTTATACAGACATAATAATTGGTCAAAACTTAACAGGTATTTCACAAAAACAAGTAGGAACATTAGGTTTATACATTGGAGATATAAATAATCTTCCGGTTGGTTTTTCTTTATACACTAAACTTGGTTCATTTATTAGGGGTTCTAACGCTACAGGTGCGACAGGTGGAAGTGAAACTCACACTCACGCAGCACAATCCCACTCACACACAATATCCCCACACACCCACCCTGTTCCTGCAGTTGGACATGTAAATGAAAATGTTAGAGATTCAACAGGTTCTACTAAATACGCTACATCAGCAACACAACACCCTGCATCTACATCATCTTCTACACAAGCAAATCTTGCTACATCTACAACCACTGCTGATTCTGCAAATCACATACCGGTTTATAGAAATGTGGCACTTATTGAATACATTGGCGACCCTGCAAACGCAGAACAAAGGGCAAAGATTGCCGGTATTGATACAACTAACAACGAGAGAAACGCAAGAATTACCGGACAGTTGGCATACCAAGAAGAAAGAAGTGCGAACTTAACAGGTCAGGCACTTGATAACGATTCAAGGGGTGCAAGATTAGTTGGTAAAGATACAGCAAATGATGAAGTTAATGTCAAATTAACAGGTAAATCTTTATCTGATGTTGAAAGAAACGCAAGAATTACCGGTCAAGATTTTGCTAATAATGATGCAAATGCCAAAGTAACAGGAAGTGGATTTGAACTAGCAATAAGGGGTGCAAAATTAACAGGTGTTATTAACTACAACACTTTATATGTTTATCAGGGAACTACATTTAACGGTTTATATGTTGATGTAACAACCAACTACACTTCAGAATATCTTGCTCAAAATAATATCTACGGCACATCTTATACAGGTAACGGAAACACTTATACCTATATCTACACAGATAGAAATAGCACCTATAATACGAAATATGCAGCAGTCGGAAATACAAACACTAATTTATACACTGATAGAAATACTATCTTCGGCACTACAATTACTGCTACAGGTAGTAGTTATAATTCTAAATATACTGTCAGGGGTAGCACAAGCACTACTAAATATACTGAAAGGGGGACTTTAGAATCTACCGATTATTCAAATAGGGGAACGACCTATATTGATTATTTATAAAGAAAGAAAGTAAAATAAAACTATGGATTCATTTTTAATTAACAAATTTGCCGGTGGAATATCAGATTACGAAGATAGGGGAATTTCCGGTGCATTTAAGTTTGGACAAAACATAGATGTTAGAAAAAGAAGGGATTCTTTAACCTGCAATCAAGCAGTTGTAGATGACCTTGTTCATGGAACTTTTACTTCAAGAGCAAGATTTATTGTAGGTGCTTCAGACGGTAACACTTACTTTTTTACAAACGATAAAATTTATAAAAGAACTTCCGGTGGAACTTACACTTTAGAATTTACAGATGTAGATGGTGGAATTAACGGTGCTTCCGAGTGGGTGAATAATGCCGGAGATACATTTATTTATTGGGCAACATCTACAAAACTACACAGAAAAAGAATCATTGGAACAGGATACACCAATACAGGTTGGGGTGATGCTGACGCTACAGTTAATGGACAAACTTACCCTAAAACTAATTTAACTGCTGCAACATGGCACATTATGAAACAAGTTAATGGGGTATTACTAATTGGAAACTCCAACACTATTGCACAGGTAGGTTATGATGATTCTTATACAAACAACGCATTACAACTTATTCCAACCAATATTGCTACAACTCTTATTGAATCAGGAACTAATTTAAGAATTGGTGCTAATAGAACAGATACAGCATTATCATCTAATATCTTTTTATGGGATGGTATTTCACAAAATTGGAACGATAAAATGCAGTTACCTTTTTCCAACATTAACGCAATGGTTGAATCTGAAGTAGGAATCATGCAGTATGGTTCTGAAGGTGGTTTATATTTCTATTCCGATTCTTCTAAACTTCCGGTTACAAGATTTCCAAATGGTGGTCAATGCGACCCTGAAGGAGTAGAAGTTTTTGATGGAATCGCATATTTTGGAGTTTATGGAAATGGCGATAAATCCGGAATCTATTCTTATGGAAGAAAATGGAAAAATTCTGATTTTATTTTGACTTGCGAATATCAATTCACTTGCGATGAAATCAACGCACTTAAAAAGATTGGTAATACTTTATATTTCACTTATAAGTTTGGTTCAAACTATGGTGTAAAGAAAATAGATTTATCAAACAAAGCAATCGGAACTTATCAATCATTAGACCTTAAAGCACCAATTAACTATCAAGCACCGGTTAATTTTGAAACTGCAGTTATAAACCTAATGCCACTTCCGGCATCAACAAGCATTGAAGTTTGGAGAAGAATAGACAAGATTGAAACAGCAACACCTACAACAGGAGTTACTGCTGATGGTTGGTATAGATGTAATACCGTTGATGGTTCAAGTAACTTTTCAACTACAGGTGGAACTGAAGCAGTATTTTTAATTGGAGATAAAGGAAAGATTATTGAGTTGCAAATAATACTTACACCAACAGGAAATACATCCCCTGAAGTGTTAAATGCACAAGTAATGTTTAGCAAATAATGGCAGTATATTTTCCTGAAACACTAGAAAACCAAGATATTTACGGAACATTTGCAGAACCTTCAACACCGGATTCTGAATATAACGCACTTAAAGTTATGCAGTTTCCTGCAAAAATATTGCCGGTTATCATGCCACAAGTTCCGGTTTCAAACGATACAATCGGACACTCAATCAATACAAAAACTAATAAAATACTTGGTTCTTACTCTTTTGGTAAGGTCGGTTCATTGCAGGTCGGTAACTATGTAAATGGCACAAGTGGAGATATAAGAATTACACCGGATGGAATTACAGCAAGAAACAGCAGTGGAACAAACACTTTTGTTATTGATGGAACTACCGGAGATGCAGAGTTTTACGGAACTATCAAAGCAGGTTCATTAGTTGTAGGTTATGTAGCATCTGTCGGTGGAACTTACCAAACAACAGCAGCAACTGCAGCAAAAGTAATGTTACTTCCGGATGCTAATACAGGAATAGTTGCTTATGCTTCTGATGGAACTTCAGTTGTATTTAGAGTTTTAGTTGGTGGAACAAATGTTGGTGATGTTCAATTAGGTAATTACTCAAACAATAATGGTGCTTTATGGGATGATAGTTTAGGGACTTTTAATATTAGGGGAAACATAACTGCTTCATCTATTTCTACAGGAACATCCGGCAACAGAGTTGCAATGGAAACAAATCAAGATGTAGTTAAATGGTATGACTCCACTAATGATGTAGGACTTCAGATTGGACTAACATCATCAACTCATGCAGATATATCTTCATTTGATGGAAGAATATTAAGACTTACATCTGCTTCAGGAACAGTTAATTTTAATAACAATAATCTTGGTGGTCTTGGAAACATTACAACTTCCGGAACTATAAGTGCAGGAACATTTTCAGGTAACTTAACCGGCAATGTAACCGGAAGTGTTTCAGGTGGAACATTATCAGGAACAAATTTAACTATGTCAGAGTGGGGTTCTTTTGGTGGTGATGTAGATATGAACGGAAATAGCGTAAGAGAAATTGATGCGTTAAACTTTAATCCAAGAAGTTCAACTCCTTCAGATGCAGGTAGTTGGGGTCAGTGGGCGCACAGTTCAAGTGGAACTTATCAAATGAGAGTAAGGTTAAATGGGGCAAATTATTCACAAAATTTATCCCCTGCATAAACTATGAAGATTGAAGATTTTTACAAACCAAATAAAAATATAATTGATGCCGAGAAGTTTTTCAAAGCAGACGGCACTGTTGATGAAGAAAAATTAGAGTTCTTACAAGAACAAAAACCTATTGTTACATTTCCAAGAGATGATGTTAGATTCAAATACTTTTCTATTAAGGAAAATAGAGATAGATATGAAGTGTTTCCTGATAGATTGCCAACAAGAAATTTATTGCCACAACCGGTAGATGCTCATGAAATGATAGGGCAAATTGAAACTAATCAGAACTTATATTTAACTATTGCAAATGCTTATAACAAAGCAATGGAAAAAATTGAAATCCTAGAAGCAAGAATTGCAGAACTTGAAAACAAGTAAGATATGGACAATTTATAAATGTTTAATTTATACTTGTTTTATGGAACAAAATGTAGAAAAAAATCCAAAAATTGATGAATTTTTACAAAAATTTCAAGAATTATTAAAAGAATTTAATGTAACTCCTGAAATTCAATTAACTTTTCCGGATTACAAAAATTTACCAATAGAGATTCAATTAGCATTAGTAGTTATAAATAAACATAATAATCAATTTGTTTTGAATTTTAAGGAAAAAGATGCGAACTAGAGCAGACATGGAAACTGAATTATTAGCAAGACTTCAAGTGGCAAATAACTCCACTATGTTTCCGGCAGCAAGACTTACTCAACTTGTAAAAGATGCTTATATTTGGGCAACTACTAAATGGATTTGGACAGACCTTGTTAATGGTAAATATACTTCTACTGTTGCTGCTTCCGAATACTACGATTATCCTGCAGATTTTAGGTCTAATACTATTATGAGATTAACAGTTGATGGTGTTTCTTATGAGAGAAAAGCATTTGAAGATTATCTTGCTTACAAGGAAAGAAATCCTTCCGACCAATTCAAAATGTTTGCTTCTTACGGAAGATATTATTTTATCCACCCAACTCCACAATCTAACGGAACTAATAACATCACAGTATGGGGTGCATTAAAAGCAGACCCACTTACAAATTCTTCAGATATAACAATTTTTACTGATAATAAAGAAGAAGGTAACGAAGCACTTGTTAGAAAAGCATTGTCCGTTGCACTTGTTAGAATTGATAAGAATCTATCAGTTGCCGAAGAACAAGCAGCAAACGATATATTTAACAAATTAAACTATGATGAACTTGCAGCAACACAACGCGACCAAAGAATCCAACACCCTAAATTTTTAGTTCCGGATTTTTATGCAGGAAGATATAAGACAAGTTATGGTAATTTTAATTTCGAGGACATTTTATAATGGCAGACGCAAAGAGTTTTAGGACAAAAGAATTATCAAAGATGAGCGTTGATGAACTAAAGAAGTTCGTCAAAGATGTTCAAGGTGCAGGTATTAAAGGTTCTAAAGAAGTTGATAAAGCAATCAATCTTTTGAAAGTTCAACAACCTGAAAGATACGGTGCTAAAACAGTAGAATCTGCAAAGACATCACTTCAAACTCAATCGTCTATTCCAACCCTTCAAAAATTAGGTATTGCGATTCCTGATTGGAAACAACAACAAGCAAATGCTGCAGCAGGTGTTACTACCGGAACTACAGGCATGTCATCCGGTTTATCTACAGGTATGACTTCAGGAATTTCTTCTTCTAATCCTTTTCAAACACCTGAAATACAAACAGCACAAAAAGAAATTGACACTATAACTGCTGCAAAAAACAAAGCAAACGATTTAATTAACGACAATCCTTTTTATTCTGAAGCAATAAGAGTTGGAAAAGTCGCTAAATTAAACGAAAAATATAATGCTGACCTTGCACTTGCTCAAAACAAACTAACTACAGCACAAACTAATGCTCAAAATGCTTACAAGATACAACAAGACCAATTACAACAAAACATTAACAAATTAAAATTTTATATTGATACAGGTGCTATTGCTAAAGCAACTGAACAAGAATTGCAAACTATGGCAAGAGCAACAGGTTACGACATTGGCATGTTAAGAAGTGCTGCACAAAAATCTCTTAAAGACCAAACAACTGCCAAAGCACCGACCACAAGAGAAATTGAAGTTGATGGAAATGTATATTTAATAAGTTACGATTCAAATGGAAACATTGTAAATAGAGTTTTAGTAGGAAAAGGTAAGTCAAATATAAAAGCACCTTCTACTGACGAACTACAAAAAATTAAAAAAATAGTTGAAACCCAAGATGCTCAATTTGGTAAAGATAAACAATTATCTGTAGGCGAAATTCAAATAATTAAAAATCAAGTTAGAGATAAAATTAGTTTTGATGAACCAACAGCAAAAGAGTGGGTAAAAAATTATTTAGAAAA